ATATATTTACATTATTCAAAATTTGTGTAATTTAATAATTATAAAAAATAATTATTAACTTAATTAAATATCATAGGACGTTGGTCACTATTCAAAGATCTTGGTTCTACGACAAACACTTTGGGTCGCTCCATAAAATCTAATGTTTTTAAGTTTTTCAATTGAGGATTAGTAGGTTCTTTATGATTTACAAGATTTGTTGATCCAATGCCAAATAAAGTAGATTCAATATCACAAGCATTATATGCTAATGCATTTCTGCAAGTACGTGCGCCCATTAATCCATCACCAGGGTGATATGAAACAGCAGTTTGTCCATATTCTTTATTAGTATTATATTTAACGTTTTTGTCATATTGAACTTGTTCCATTTTATAATCACCGGGTGTGTTTCTATTTCTAGTTGATGCCATATAGAATAGATTACGATATTTTTTTTTTCAAATTATTATAATTAATTGTATCTAATTTATCATTAAAAAAATCTTGCAAACATAAATGAAACATATCAAAAAAATCATATGAAAATAATATAGCTAAACCAATATTTGGATCAGTAGAAAACATTTTACCTGCTCCTAATAAATAGATTTCTTTAAAAAAATCATTATCTTTTGTTTTGTCATAAATATAATCCATTGTTAAAGACATTGCATTATTATCAAATAACAATTCATCTTTTGTTTCTTCATCTAAATCATCATCCATTTGATCCCAAGGAATATGCAATTTAACAATATCCATATTTACAACATTTCTTAAACATTCGCGATACATTTCATTATTTTTATATAAAACATCAATATTGATATTATACATGTATTATAATATCAAACAATTTCTAAATTACTTTTTTTTATCATTATTCATATCTCTTGTTGGTAGTCCTCCTCTAGTCCATCCTTCTAAAGCCAATTCTTCAATTGAATTAGTAGGGTCATTAATTCTTGATTTAACATCATGCATTAAAGGATATTCATTGTAATCAATATATTGTTTTTCCATAACAGTTGAAGCACTTTTACGTTCACTAATACTTTCACCTTGCATCAATTTTGATTCAATATCTGCATCAAGACCACCTCTTCCTAAATATGGAACTGATGCAAAAGGTCTTTGATGTAATTGTAATTTTTCAAAATGACGGTCACTGTCTTTTTTAATAGACAATGATGAGTCAAAGTCAACCATATTACCAGGTAAACCACCTAAAGAATTTTTGTAGCTGATACCCAAATTAGATGTTGCAAACTTTACATGCGAATCCGATGAATTCGCACTATAATGATTCGCTAAACTGTAATTTAAATGTTTTGTATTAGAAAGATTTCGCTGGGAATTATCATTTTTATCAGCTCCAATTCGCCCTATATTATTGAATGTATATTCACTAATACTTGTCATTCCTTTTATATAATATATAGTATATTTATTATATAAATTAATATAAATTATAATTTGTTTTATTTCTTGCACAAGCAAATAAATTTCCTTCTTTACACGACACCATGTTTCCATAACAAAACTCTGCAAATCCAGTTTGATCATTTACAATTTGTGTATTCGGATTTGAATTAAATTGACGTAAAGATTGTTCAAAAGTATATTGTTCTCCTAAATCTTTAAATAATTTATCATTAATGTTTGGATGATCAGGATTTAATTCTTGTATCATCTTTTTGGAATTATCCATAATCTTTTCATTTGTAATATCACTAAAAGCTGGTGGAGCAGCCTTTTTATCTGGATTTAAAGATATATCACTAATTAAAACATTACTAAATGGGTTACTTGAAGTAGGTTCATCAAAAACATTATCCGTGTTAACATTATGTTCTTCAATTACCTCATTTGCTTGATCAGAGAAGTTCTCTTGTATTACCTTATTATAATGATAATGATATGCATAAATAAAACCAAGTGTTATTAAGAGAACTAATATTATAGTTGTTCTTTTTGTTAAAATCAACATAAATAAACTAATAATAAAAATTAATCTTGTGATTGAATTTAATTTTTGATTATGAGACATTTCTTCAGTTGGGAAAAGTTCATGTAAATATGCACCGACAAGAAATACATTTGGATTTTCACCCCAAAATTTAATATCTGTTTCTTTATTTTCATCTAAAATAATTTCATTATTGGAATTATCATATTCGGACATTATATATAATTATCAAGTATATTTTATAATTAGAATTAAATGAAATAACAATTCTAATTATAATTTATCCACATCAACTTGAAAAGTATCACATTTTTCTTCTTGTGGTACTATTTTTAAAACACATTTTGATTTTTTTCCTTTTAATGGTTCTACACACCCTTTCTCATTTATTTTTTTGACAGTCTTTTTTAATAATTTATTGAATGCTTCCGGTTTACATCTTGCTCTGAAATGTTCATATCGTTCTCGCACATCATCATACGAAAGATTAGATTTTTTATCCAACATATTATTAATTAATTCATGAAGCTCATAAACATATTTTGAAAATGTATCACGGGATTTCATATTATTCATCTTCAATGGTAATTTTTTAAGATTGTTTATAAAATTCTTCCTGCATTTACCACACGGGAGAACCCAGCGTAATTGTAATATAAAATTTCTATAATGATTTTTATCATCCTTTGTTGGATTAACTGGATAATTAAAGCTCATGGTATGTAATGCATGCCAAAGACCTGGACCCCAAATAGTTGTTAACATACCATCATTACTACTATAATCTTTTTTTGTAAAACGTTTTGATTTATTTTTTTTCGTAATATTTTTTTTCGTAATATTTTTTTTAGATTTCATTTGTATTATACATATATTGTTTTTATTGAGTTATTTATAATTTTAACCGATTTTCTTTCCTATTTTTTCTAGTAAGTCTTGATTGTATAATAGGTTACCGGTCGGTTTGTATTCTTTTACCGAAACGTATTTTTTATCATTCTTTTGTTGATTTACGCCGGGTAATTTTCCAATAGGATGTGTAGGATCAATATTGTCATTTCTATCTTCAACACGATCTATAAAATTACCACGTTCGTCTATAATTACTCCCATTTTCTTTTTTACTTCATTTCGAACATACGAAGGCACCCAATTATGCCAAGATATAAAAATTGTATTCGGATGAATATATTTTACATGAAATCCATTTGATTCTAATTCTGTTATAATATAACCTAAACATTCACCTTTATCATATATAGGTTCTCCAACTAAATATTCTGGAACTAAATACCAAACATGAGTATCAGTTATTCTTTTATTTTTTGCTGTATGTTCTATACGTTTATGTATTCGATTTAATATTTTTTTAAAAATAGATATTTGTTTCATATCTCTTTTTTGTCTTTTGTCATATAACTGATCAATATTGATTTTTTTAGAATTTTCTTCTTCATCATTTAATAGAAAAATAGAAGACATTTTGTATATAATAAAATATAAAAAAAAAACACAATAAATACATATGGAAGATAAAAATATAAAAAGTATTGTTGTTTCTGGTGGCGGTCATACATTCATCACATTTTATGGAGTAATTAAAGAATCAAAAGAAAAAGGATTTTGGAATTATGAAAACATTGAATCTTTATATGGAACATCGGCAGGTGCAATGACATGTATCTTAATTGCTTTAAATATTGATGATAATATATTAGATAACTATTTAATGAAACGCCCTTGGGATAAAGTATTTAATATTAATGTTGATTCATTTGTAACAATGGTAAATAGTTTTGGTTTATTTAATAAAGAAAAAATATATGATTTTTTTGGACCTTTGCTGGATGTAAAAGAATTTTCTAGAGACATTACATTAAAAGAATTTTATGAAATAAATAAAATTCATTTGAATATTTATACAACTGAACTAAATAGTTTTGAATATATAAATTTATCACATATAACACATCCAGATTGGAAATTAATAGATGCAGTTTATGCATCAATAACGTTACCGCTTATATTTTCTCCTATTTTTGAAGAAAATAAATGCTATATTGATGGTGGAGTATTAATGGATTTTGCAATAAGTGACTGTTTGGAAAAGCATAATGAAAATGAGATTTTTGCAATTAAAAAAAAAACATCTAAATTATTAGATACTATAGATAGTTCTTCAAATATTATGACATTTACTTATACATTATTAAAAAAATGTATAGATAAATCAATACCTAAATATAATTCAAATATAAAATATATTATTAATATTGAAGGCACTCCGGTAACAATTGAAGATATTTTAAAGGTAACATGTTCTCAAGAGTTACGTTATAAAATGGCGAATGAAGGAAGAGATGCGTTTAATAAATTCAATGTTTCCTGCTCTGGTCATAAGGGCTTTTAATTGTTTTATTTTTTACACATTTAAATTTATTATTTCGTTTATAAGTTTTTTTGCACTTTTTAATACAACGTTTTGTATAAGGATTAAATTCTTTACCTTCATTACATTTTTTTTTTGGATTTTGTTTTAATAATTCTAAATCATTTTTATCAAATTTGAATGAAGTTAAAGTGTTACTAATGTTTTTGAAAACGGTTTGTATCGTATTATCATATTTTTTTAATTTATTGTCTTTAAAATATAAATTATTTTTTTTTAATATGGTATCTTCTAACGCACTTTCATAATTATTTAAACATTCTTCAATACTATATCTATTAAATAAATCCGCAGTAATCATATGAAAAAACACATGTTCAAGTTTATTATATAATTCTAAACTAACTAGATGTTTTGATTTTTTTAAAATATGAATATATGATAATCCTAATCCATATATATCAAAAGTTTCTAATGATTTATTTAAAAGTTTTTCATAATTATTATTATTTACTTCACTAAAAGTTTTCCCAAAATTATCATGATTTTTTGATTTAAATGTATCAATATCAACTTTTTCATAAAACCATTTTTGATGAACATTAATATCCTTCCAATTTGTTCTGTATATTTTTTTAATAAAGTTTATTTTTTTACTTTCACTCATATTAGCCACTTGAATAAAATTCGATTTATTTAAAAATATAATTTCAAAAGGAAAATACCACCATGGATTGGCAAGACTATGTTTTGAAATTTGACAGTTTTCTTTAATATTGCTTATTTTATCCATTAATCCGAAATCAATTAAATTGATCCTATTTTTTTCTTGATTATAAACAATATTATGTGGTTTAATATCATGATGTATAATATCATTTTCTAACATTTCTCTTAGTCCGTATAATAAACGATGCGCTTCAATCCAGAATTTTTCCATTTTTTTTGTATTTTCAGTTGTTTTTTTTAGTTTTTCAATATTTTTTCCAAATTCATCTAAATTAATACCACCGTCTTTTAAAATTAATAATTTGTAATTATTAATTTCGGTTGATTCAAAATTATTACATTTATCAATGGCTTTCATATTAGAATTTGTATTTTTAGGTAAACAATATTCGGGCTTTCCCAAAAAAAAGTCTTTGTGAATATCAACACTATCTATTTTCTTATATTCTTTTAATTCTTGGTCTGCATGATACTTTGTCATCACCTTTGAAATTTTATCAGTATAATCTATATTTTTTTTATATTTACATTTTAAACTAGGATTATGTACACATCCATATGTACCTTCACCAACCACCTTACTCATATATATATATATATATATATATGATTTTATTCATTCAAAATAGTATTTACAAAAGTATCTAAAGTTTCTTTCGATATTTTAGAATCAAACTCAATAGTTTCATCACCATCTAATGTTAAATTTATAGTTGGATATGATTCTATTTTGAATTTGTTCATTAAATTCATTATTTCTGAATCTTGATCAATGTCCCCAGAACAATCAATGTCAATACAATTTACTCTATATCCGTTAATCAATTTATTTTTATCTGAAAATTGCTGTTTAAATTCCTCCCATTCAGGTTTAGATTTTTGACAATGAGGACACCAGTCTGTAAAGAAAAAGCGAACATCTGCAGTTCGTTTTCTTTTATTTGCATTTGCTACATCTTTATGTAAATCGTTTTTCATTGCCGGTTTAACATATTTTTTATATGAATAGTATCCTACATAACTAAAAATTATTAATAATACAATAGTAATAATATGAATATAATATGGTCGCAAAAATGTTTGTATGGTGGTGATTATTTTAGACATTATATATTATAATTATATTATTTATTTATAAAAAATAACACAATTATATATAATGAGATCTAAATTAAAAGAAATATGGGATCTGCATGTAGAAGACCAGACAAAAGAATATGATAAAATATTTGCAAAAGATAAAAATACAATAACAGGTTCAATGTTTTTAAATGAAATCGTACCTAGTATAAAAAGCATAAAAGGTTTAGATTTTTTAAATGATCCAGAAAAAGAATTTAATTGGTTAGTTCCAAAAAAAAGATCTTATAATACAACTTCTTTAGATGTTAAGTCATTATTAGAAAGGATCGATGAAATTTATAAGTCTGTATTAGAAACATTTAAAAAAGAATCCAAAATAAAAGGACCAAAGAATATTAAAAAAATAAATGCTATTTTCAAAAAATATTCCAAATATCAAGAAACATATTATTTAGACTTTATTAAAAAGAAAGACAAATATTTGAAGAGTTTATCAATTTCCACTTATATTTGTTATGATTCTGAAAATGATGGAAAACTAGAAAGAAAATGTCAAGATTTTGCTGACATGAATGGAGAATATCCAGAAAAATTCTTAGAAGGAAAAAATGAAAAAGAATATATGTTTGTTTGTAAAAACACTTTCTGTGAAAGCAAGTTAAAAAAAACACAAGGAAAATTATGTTGCAAAAAGAAAAAAAAAACACGAACCTCACAAACCTCAGGAGGGAAAAACCGAAAAACTATGAAAAAAAAATATTAATTAAATATATTATGGAAAACGTTGCGCCAAAATTGGCTTTTATTGTACCATATAGAGATAGAGAACAACAATTAAATTTTTTTAATAGACATATGAAATATATATTAGAAGATGTGAAAGATTATAAAATATTATTTATACATCAAAAAGATAATCGCTCTTTCAATCGAGGTGCATTGAAAAATATCGGTTTTTTAATAATAAAGAATTTATATCCGGATGATTATAAAAATATAACACTTGTTTTTAATGATATTGACACAATGCCTTTTACAAAAAACTTTTTTGATTATTCTACTACACATGGTATTGTAAAACACTTCTTTGGATTTACTTACGCTTTAGGCGGAATTGTTTCTATAAATGCAAGTGATTTTGAGAATATAAATGGGTTTCCTAATTTATGGGCATGGGGATATGAAGATAATTTACTCAATAATAGAGTAACTAAAAAAAAGTTGAAAATAGATAGAAGTAGATTTTTTCCTATATTAGATGAAAATATTTTACAATTTCCTCATACTATTAAAAGACTTGTAAATAAACATGAATATGATGTTTTTAAAACTGATACAAAAGAAGGTATAAATTCTATTAATGGATTACAATATAATATTAATGATACCATGGTAGATGTCACTGCATTTAATACTGGACGTAATGAAAAAAAAGAACATAATAAGGTATATGATTTAAGATCAGGTAGTAAACCATTTATATCATTTCGTAATAAAAGAAATGGAAATATGAAATTATTGTTATAAATCGCTAATTTCAAGAAATTTATAAGTAATCCCTATTTCTTTCTCATTTTCCCAAACTCCAGATATTTTGATAATATATTTTATATTTGAAAAATTATTATATTCTTTTACATATAATTTAATTGAACTGTTAATTAATGTGTTATATAATAAATAGTTTTCTTCTTTATTGCAGTTATTTAAATGTTTATAATATTGTAATATACCTTTTTCTATATTTGCTAAATTGTTGATTATTTTATTGTTAATATCATTTCTTTCAAACTTAAGAATACATTTCTTATTTATTTGATAAATACTTGAATTATTAAATTGTAAATTTAAAAATATACCAATTGTGGTAAAAATATTATCAGAAAATAATAGTTTAGTAAATTTACCATCCATTAACATATTTTGCTTTGTTTCTAAAAAAAATATATTTCTTTTATTATATTTTTCTATATCATATGTGATATTCATCTGTAATATCATATATGCAAATGTTTATTTACTTTTTATTATTAATTAATCTTTTTTAGTAGACTTTTTCTCCTTTTTCTCCTTTTTTTCCTTTTTTTCCTTTTTTTCATCTTCTTCTGTTTCTAGTGCTGCATCGACTTCTTCTGTATCATTCACCATATCTTCTTCTGGAATTTCATCTTCAGATGGTGTACTAACGTGATCCTTACCTTCTTTCATACCTTCCTTAAATCCAATGACATTAGAAAGAATAATGTAGCTAAAGAATAGTATTAATACTAAAAACAAAATATTTTTCATATTTAAATTAAATTTCATATCTATAATATATAATATATAATATATAAAAATGACAACAGTTTTTGATAAAAGTACAACTCAAATAAAATGGAAAGGAAAAACTTTTCAACAATTAGCCAGTAGTGTTAAATTAAATAAATCTAATCATGATACAAATAATGGTATAAGTCAAATATTTAGAGCAAGACCCATGAAAATTTATAGAAAGGAAATTGCTTCACAAGAACCGAATTGTAATTCGAGAACTTCCTTAAAAATTGATGATTTTAATGCACCTGGTAGTATTATTACTAATACATCTTCAAATATGGGTTTAGCAAATACATTAGATATTCATTCTGAAAATAATAACTGTCAACACCCAAATGAAACAAATCAACATTGTATTGCAAATATTGCGGCTGAACAGAATGCTTTGCGTCGTGTAAGAAGCAGTGGTATGACACAAAGTAAATACAAAATCCATTCGCGTGATAATTATTTTTCTTCTACAAATCAATATTTAAATAATCGTAATATTTCATTCAAAAGTAATGAATATTTTAACATTCGCAAAGGTGATCCTACTGCCACACCGGGAACATTACAAGCTCAAGAAAATGTATATACATCAAATGGAATTACTACTTGTCCAAAATTCTTAATATCAGAAGAAATCACATATAGTTATTTTTGGATTGATGGAAGTGCAAATGCAAATACTGTAACTGTTCCTGCCGGGAGTTATGATATTGCAAAATTGAACCAAATTTTACACACAACAATGGTAAACAATGTTCATTATTTTATTAAAAAACCCCAAAATTTACGTATATATTTATTAAATTTCTTATATAATTCAAATAATGGTAAGGTTACTATTCAATTAGAAACCGTGAACAGCAGCACAGAATATAGTCTTCCTTATTCTACTGATCCGATTGTTTGGGAAAGCGATTTGAATGGAACAAATAAACACGTATGTTTAGATTTGGGTTCTTCACCTGTATTTGCGGAGGCAATTGGTTTTGAACCAACCTTATATCCTAATCCAAAATCAAATACTGGTGGTCCTTTGTCATTTACTGGAACAAAACCAAGTAAAATTGTTCAAAACTTTTTACCTATTACTTATAAACCAAATAATTCACAATTTGCTACTCAGGGTGCAGTTAGCTCTGGAGATTTAATTGCAAGAAAAAAATACAATACAATCACTACTGTAGGATCCTCATATAGAAGTGCTTTTGGTGCTCAAACCGCAAACTCTTTGGCTTATGGAGTACCAAGTTACGGATATACGGTGAAAGACAAAATCGGGTTTCCAATAAAATGTTCACCAAGGTTCCCAAAATATTCAGATAAAATGATTAAATGTAATGTGCGAACATTTACACATATAATTTAATCATCCTCTTCTTTTAAAAAAATATTTGTATTTATGTTTTTATTATAAGGAACCTCATGTTTTTCACACCACAAAATACTTTTTTGGATATTATATTTTATTATATTATCTAATTTATCATTTTTACTTTTATTATCTATAAACATAAATGTATTATAAATAGTTTCTATTTGCTGTTGACCAAAAATTGCATTATATTCTTCAATTTTATTGATAAAAATATTAGATACGCTGATATTTAAAAATCTGGAAATATAATCTTTTTCTTCTATTACTAATTGAAGTATTTCCTTAAAAGTATTATAAAAAGTATGGTTCGATGAATATAAAAAATCTTTACAAACAATATACTTTTCAGAATTTGCATATCTACTCGTTTGAGGTTTACATATAAATGTTGTTTTATAAAATGAAGATAAAATATATAAAATGTCTATTGTATGTTGCATAAAACAATCAAATATTTTCAGAACAAAACAACCATGTTTTTTTTGTAAACATACTGCATACGCAATTTGTGCAAATAATAATTTTTCTATACTGATTTCTTGTTTATTAAAATCTACTGAAAAATCAAAACCACCATCTGCTGTTAATAAATTCATTTTTGAACCATATTTTTTTACACAATATTCAAAATTTTCTATTGATAAAATATTACCAGTTTTGTCTACTCCGTTTTCAATAATTACATTTTGATGTTTGTTTAAAAATTCAACACTTTTCTTCCAAGCCGGAATATTTATATCACTTACGTCATCTAATAATGAAATTCCTGTATATTTATCATTAATATTGTTACGAATATTAACAACTGCCTCAATAAAACCACCTGGACCTTCCGCAAGATGAAACGTTTCAATCGGATTTTCATTTTTTATTAAGTCAAAACTATATATTATTTCAATCATTTTGTAATATGAACGTGACAATGGTTTATATTTTGAAATACACTTTGTTTTTCCAGGCGGAACCGTATTTATATATTCATATGGATTTGTATATTTTTTAAAATTACTCCATTCATATTCATAATGATCTATTTTGAATTTCATTGAATATAAATAATGCGATAATGAATTAGATATAATTGGTTCGGGTTTATTAGTATTGGTAATACAATCTATATTTTCGTATATTTTATAATAAACATTTGGTAATAAAAAATATATCATATGATAAGCTTATATTATATGATATTTACGGTTTATATGATTTTATTAGTGATTATTTCTTTTTCTTAATGACAATTTTTTCGTTTGTTTGAACTGCTTTTTTTTTACGAATAGTTACTTTTGCTTTGGTTTTTGTTGTTTCTACTTCATCTTCTTCATCTTCTTGATTATTTTTTGTAACCAATGGAATATCATCCAAATCTTTGGATAATATCTTTTTCATCATACTCTCGGCATCTATATTTCTCACTTTTCTAAATACAAAATATCTATTTAAAAACGAAACCGTTTTCTCATTTGCCGTCATTAATGGTGCACTTCTGTAGGTTGCTTTTACTCTTGGATTTTTCTTAATATCGTCTTGCATTAAATTATACATTTCTTCGAATAAGCCACTTCCATTTGGTAATCCAAAATTCTTTGCTTCATCATTATCAATCAATACAAATCCATAGTTTTCCATTATTCTTTTGAAATATTCAAAGTTTACCAAATATTCACAAAAGGTGTTTCCTATCGAATCTTGAAAAACATTTATACAATATCCCAATGAATTTTCGTCATATGGAAATCCAGTTTCATTATATTTCTTCTTTATTTCAAACATCTTATTTTCTCCATCATTTAAAATAATAGATTCATCTTTGTTTTTATTACTCAATAATTTAAACACCTTTTCGCCATCAAAACAACATCCAACAAAATAACCATTCAAGCTAGTACATTCAGATAAATTTCTAATAAAATTATTCAATGTTATTTCATTTTCGAAGAAATAATGCAAAGTAAATTGACAAGAACTAATATTAAATCCATCCGCTCCTACACCATAATTTTTATATACTGCTTTTCCAAGAACAGTTTCGTCTTTTGGACCATTTCCAAAAATTGCATTAGATATTTCACGCTCTTTTTGAGTACCATGTGGTTCTTTAAATGCACTGCCATTTCGTATATTTTCTGCGGAACTACCATTCAAAAACAATCCTGAAAATATCTTCTTTTTATTACGTTTTTCTTTTAAATAACGCACACATGCACCATTTAATCGGTTATTAATACAATCTTTTGATTTATCTATACCTAATACAAAACTCAATTGTGATTTTATCCATTTATGTAAATCACCTCCTTTTCCCACACCATAATCAATCAATGTATCGTCTTTATTTGCAATAGATCCAATAATTTTACTTTTAATGTATAGATTATGAAAATCTCTCATTGATTTAGAGCGTTTATTGTCAATATTATTTTTATTATAATAAACACCTTCATTCATATCTACATTTTCTTCTTCTTCATTTTCTTCAATATATTGAGGTATATTTACTCCAGTTGTAATCATTTCTTTCGTAACTGGATTATGAATACATTGCCAATTATTATTTGCAACCAAATATGAATTACCATATTGTTTCTCATTTCTATTTAGTTGAGCGGTTTTGTCATAACGTACGCGCAATGGAACCCATTTCCAACCTTCTTGTTTTGTCATATCATATTTAAATTCAACAATCATATTTTCTTCAAAATATTGATTTTCTTCTGTAAACATACACATTTGTTCACCATTTTGACTTAATAAAATCTTTGCATAACATGCATTTGGACAATATGGATTAGTGGGTTGAAATGGTACTGGTTTATACGTTTCTTCATTTTCATCATTACTGAATTTAGTATCTTTGTCATCAATTACATCATTAAACGGATTTAAGAAACCATGTTTCTTTTCATCAAATCCGCATCTCAATACAAGTGTTTTATATTGAACAATATTTGTATTTTTAGAGGTGTCAATTCCATCTTCAAAAATATTATGAATTTCATCTTTACCAGTTTTGTCTTTTTTAACAGAAACCAAAAAGTCAATAGTCAAAAATTCTAATGGTTTCCATTTAAAAGAATGTATCCATGATGTTTTCTTTAAAGGACCCGCAACACTACCTTCTCCACAAACCGCTTTATCACTTGGTGTGAAAATCAAACCATCAGTATTATATTCATAAATATCATCATCAATTTTAGACATAATATTAGAACATCCTTCGAAAATACTAACGTTTGCATTTGTTTCATAAAATGTTTTACATGAAACATTAAATTCACATGGGCTTTCAGAATTCAATATATTTACTAATTTTAATTCTTTAATTACACTTTGCAATAATTGAAGACGATATTCTATTTTCTTTTCACTTTTTTCAGCACCATCATATAAACAAAATGGTAAATCACGGATATTTTTATTTTTTATAAAATAAATATCAAATGCTGCAAACAAATTAATGAATTTCCCTTTTTTATCATATTTAATCAATTCACCATCAATTAGTGTTTCAAACGCACCTTTATTGTTTGTTTGAGATCCGGTAAAAACAACCGTCATATTAGAACTAATTAAATAAATTTTGCCTTCTTTATTTATAAACAATAAATTACGGTCACCATCTGCTTTATCTGTAACCGTGTAATTTGTACGCACATTTGGATGTTTCATATTATCACTGGTCTCCAGAATATGCTTCAATTCCAATGCAAATGTTTGATATCCAATAAAATGACCAGAATTTATTTTAACAACATTATCTTGTTTACCAAATAATAATTCCATGTATTCTTGTTTTATATTATTCTGTTCTGTATAAGAAATAGGATAATTACTTTGTTGTAATCCACTAAAAACAATTCGCATTGATTTACGCAATACATCCGTAATACTTTTAGTATCTTTATATTTACTACCAGGACCACCCATTTGACTATTATCTAATTCCATTTCAATTTCATATGTTTCTGGTGAATTAAATACATCTGCATCTTGAATAGACCAAACCTTCATTTGTACATTATTTGTAGTTTTACCCCATTTGACAATACTTAAGTCTGCATAAATAGGTAATGTTTCATGTACGAACCGTACTCTATTTAATAAACGAAATGTTTTCTTTTTATCTGCCCAATCATCAATAAAATTACGAATAATGGGAGCACGAGCGGTATATGTTTGTTCTAACTGATATGAAATACGCATATTAAATTCTTTAAAATCTGCTGCTTCAATATCTTTATCATCATTTCTTGCTCGCGTTTTTTGAGTAAATTTGATTTTTTCAAAAGATGATGATGGCATATCCAGTATTTTTTGAATACTGTTGGTTTTGCAATATTCTTGTATTAAATCAATACCTACAATTTCGGTTCTAATATTTGACATTTTTGCGCGTTTTTCTTTTGCATTATAATATTCATGAGAAATACGTAAACTATAAAATCCATTGGGATTTTCTGGTTTGAACCCATTATTATACAAAGTTTGAGCAACATTATCATAATCTATTTTACTAATTGTATTAAATTTTCTATTACTTCCAAAACGCAATTCGATTTCACTAATTTTTCCATCGCTTCGCATTAGTGGATTAGTTGCTAAATAATTATTTAACATTAATTCCAATTGCTCTTTTGCATTCTTTTGGTTTTCTTTATTCGCCATAATAATATATATAGTTAAATAATATATTATTTTAATTCAATTTTATTTATATGAAAAAAAATATAACAAATAATATACATATATAGAACAATTCAAATATATAACGATGAATATGAAGGCTCTATTTTTTAAAGAGTTAAATAAATATTTTTGGTTCACTATAATACTTAAACATACTATAATGATTATATAAATCCGGTAATCCTCTATCTTTAAATGTTTCATATTCTAATATAATTCCACCACATTGAACTATTGCTTCAATATTTTGCCTTTCTGTAATATATAAATTTTTATAATGTATTTGTATGCTCCAATTTTCTTCACCTTCCCAATTTTGTTCTTTATTTGAATAAGTATGTATAGATATTAATGGTTCATTATCCCTATCATAATAATAAGTATATTCAGCCATTCCTATTATTTTCCCCCCATATGTTTTAGATGTCATAAACCATAATATATCTCCATTGTTAAATTTGTTTACGATCGTCTTAATACAACCATAATTACCTTTTTTTACTCCCCAAAATGGGTAATTACTATTTCTGAAATTGTCCCCATCCTGAACTCGAATTAACCAGTGTTTTTGTTGAAGGGAAGACATTATTGATTTTATTAATTTATGTAATAATATAATTGTGAAATTATAAATCAATTTTTATATTATAAATAAATGTATATTATATATTACTATATAAGTTATAGACAGATGTGTATCCACGACGGCTGCAATACAATACCATATTATAACGTAGAATGTCAAAAAAATCGGCATTTGAAATGTCCAAAGGTATAAAAATGGTTTTAAATATGTAAATAATTACCATTCGCACATTCTAGAAAGATCTCTATATAATGTTTGTTTATCCATCTTTTTTTCATATTTTAAATCAAAGTAATGAGCCAAATCACGTAATTCAGTAACCGTATATTTTGATATGGATTTTAATGGATTTTCAAAAGTTTCTAACTTGAAATATTCTTTTTGAATTTCGTCAATATACAATTCTGGAGAACCATGTACACCATATTCTTTATTTTTTTTAACTATTACAATATTAAATAAATCAGATTTACTGCAATTATTGGGGTATATATCTAAATAAAATTCATTTTTAACTATAATTATTCTAGCTTTATAATAAATTGCATATGCATATAAACTTTTTATAGTTGAGATCGAATTTGTCGCTATATCCGAATTGATTTCTTGTATTGTTGCGTTTGTTATTTTTACATTTATTTCTTTCATTTTTTTAATGTTCTCTGAAAAATAATTAACTATTTGTTTTTTAATATCCATCATAACATTGGTAGCTTTTCTCAAATCACTCTTAAGAAAATAATAATTATCATTATAAGTAAATTTTTTATTACAATTACTCGATTTCTCAAGTGCTATGTAAATACACCAAAACAATTGATCTTGTATTTCAGGAAAAGTAACATCGTTCTCTATTTTTCTCTCAATAACTTCTTTTTCTATTTCTATTACAGGTTCTCTTTCTATCTTTTTATATTTATCTTTGAGTATGTTATCATACATAAATTCTTTATAAGAACCAATATCAAAATCATTATTGCCAACAAAAATATTATTATAAAAAGACATAATTAATTACTATTTATATAGTTGAGTATTTTTTATAAAAATTAAATCAATTTTTTATTTTTGTATACTAGACATTTTACTTTTTCACTAACAGATGTTGTCCAAATATTTTCAAAACTAGTTTCATCTATTTGTGGAAAAAAAGTATCACATTCAACATCTACATCTAATACATTTAAATATATATATTCACATTTATTATGCAAAATCGCTTCTTTATATAATGTTTCACCGCCAATTACAAATATAGTTTCAATTTCACATAAAGTATTTAATTTATTTAAAGCATCTTGTAAATTATTAAAACAAAGCACATTTTTGTATATTTTTGAAGAAATAACAATATTTAATCTATTTTTTAATTGTTTTTCTTTTAAACTTTCAAAAGTTTTTCTACCCATAATTACAGCATTTATTTGGTTTGGATTATCAACTGAGGTGGTAACATCTTTAAAAAATTTCATATCTTCTGACACATTCCATGGTATTCTATTTTCAAATCCAATACCGTTGTTTTTTGAAACTCCCGCAATAATATGAAACTTTCTCATATTATTAAAAAATATATTTTTTATTCAAAAAATGTATCTTGAAATTCTTTTTTTTGGCTCTCTAATAATTGTAACTCATTTTGTTGTTTTTTTATATGACTAATATGAGACGTAATTTTATTTAAAATGGTCTCGTCTAAAAAAGATAAATTTATAAAAGTGCCACTTTTATTTTCATTTAATTTTACATTCTCATCATTAAATATCTTCAAAAACTCTAATTGATTTATTTTATTTAAACCTTCGATTGTATTTTTAATTTCTTCTAAATTATAGTTCTCCATAATATAGTTTAATGTAAAGTTTAAATTTTATATTATTTTTTTTTCTTTATCTTAATAATATTTTCTACTGGCTTTTCTTTTGAAGGATTAATTATTTTACCAATTATACAAATATATGGATCATTCAATTCAAATCTAACTCCAATTACTCTTACTCTTATATTAGCATCTTCTTTTATAGAATTAAAATAAAAATCATTATGATGTTCTTTTGCAATAAATATATGAAGTGGAACAATATCTTTATCGATTACTTCTGCATGAATACCTGCTTTTGTGATCGTTTTACTTTTACAATCTATTTTTTGTCCTTCCACTGGATAGGTTACCATACATTCAAATATTACAATAAAATCTATATTATCGGATTGTATTAATCCAGCAGAATTACTAATAATTCTAACACTGTCTGGTCGAACAAACCCTTCATTGATGCATTTACCTTCTATTAGATCCTTGACTTTTTGTTCTAGTATGTCATTAATATTTGATCCAATTTCAGTAATAGATAAAGTAATCTTCTTTTCCAATAAAGATTTTATATAAATACCAAATATTTCACTCATGTTTATATTATATTATATTGTTTTATTATTTTTAAATCAATTTTTTTTTTGAAAATCATATATTTTATTTATCAACATTTTTTCGTTACTTAAAAACCAGATTTTTCCTTGTTTATTTTCATCTTGAAAAAATCTCATTAAAATTTCTAATAAAACAACAATTTTATTTTTTCCATATTTTATGTTATCTAATTTACATAAAACTTTTGATTTACTTTTACCTTCATCTTCTTTTATGTTATCCAAAATATAATCTTGATTTCCTAAAATATCATTTAATTGTTTAATTATTTCTTTTGCTTGAGCTTGTAACATAATTGCACCTTTTTTATTTACTATTTTTTGTAAATCTCTGGTTTTAAATATAAATTCATCATTATAAGGTGCCATAAATCCAATTGTATTATTAATAATCGACTTATTCAATATTAAAAATTTATTCATATATTCCGATGATTTTATTAAATCTTCAGATTGGGTCAATGTGGCCTTATTAAATCCATCTGATTTAACATATATTTTATAGTTTATATTATCTTCACTGAGAACAAACCCGAAATTATCATTAGATATATCACTTATTATCATTAATTCATCAAAATATTGTTTAATATAAATTTCAATTTCATTAGATGGTACCCATTCGTGATAAATTGTATTTAATAAAACAATTTTATCAGAGAACGGTAATGTATCTAAATTATGAAATACACAATATTTTTTTAACATTGTATCATTAAAATCATATTGTTCTTTTAAATGTTCCAAAATTACAGAATAATTTTTATACCAATTCTTTTCTCCAATAGAAACACTTATTTTATCTAAAAATACATTGTCAAAATTTTCTTTCATGGATGTATAAATTTCATTATATTCATTTATATCATCTGTTTTAAATTTAATATCTTTTAATGTAATAGCAACATTTGGTATTTTTATATCAATCGGTATAGATCTTTCAAATATACTAGCATTATTTTCTGTAATTTCAATTGGTTTAAACAAATAATATAATCCTTTGTTCTCTAAATAACCATATCTTCCGTATTTATCAATCAAATAGTCGTTCTTTTCAATTAAATAATTTAATGCGGAATAAATTTGTTCATGTGAATATTTATTTGAAATGTTTATAGAATTAATTAACTCATCTCGTTTAAAAAAATATCTTCCATTGTATTGACCTGGTATATCTCGAAATAAATCTTTTATTCGTTTTACTATTTTTTCATGATTTACAATAATAAAAGAATTATTGTATGTCATCATTGACACGTCAGAGTTACCTTTATTTCCGCAACTATATTCACAATTATCCATATAATCACATATGTCTGTATATGGTTTATCACCATATTGTACTGTTGTTTTTTTGCCATTTGGTAAGGTAACCTCTATATCTTGGTTCTCGGTGATTTGAGATAAATTATCATAAGTAAAATTATTTTGTTTAATATTCAAAACACAATCGACCGATATTTCTTTCAATAATCTTGTTATTCTACCAATTTTTTTTGCTTTTTGTTCCGCTAGCCTATAAATATATAAATCAGTTGCTTCTTGATTATCTTCCAAAGTTGAACTGTGTAAAAATATTTCAACATTACGTTCTTCAAATGGTAATTTGCAATGACTTAAATTTCTTACACCTCTTCCAATAATTTGTTCTATTCTATTCATATTAAACCACGGTTCTAATATATGAACTTGACGAATATTTTTAAAATCAATACCTTCTGCTGCGGCTTTTGAAATAATTACAACTTTTACGTTTTTACCATACTTATTATTTTCATCATTCAAATATTTGATATCATTAATATTATTGGGTGAATATATTTTATCACCGGTAATCATAACATATTGTGCTTGTTTAAATTGATCACCTTTATAATCAGATTGTGTTTCCATGGTTAAAGAGTCAATAGGTTCAATTGGATCTTCAGACCTTTCTTTTAATAATGGTTTTGTATAACTTTCACTACCAAATCGTGTAAATCCCATTTCTTCTAATGCAAGAGCAGTTGGAACTGCACCGCCATCAATATATTGTGAATAAATTAAAATAATACCTGTTGATTCCTTAATTTTTTTACATATATTTGATATTTTTGAACTATATTTATGTATTTCTCCTGGACTAAAAATCTTACCATGTTTTTCTGATTTATAATCGAAATTATAATGTAGATAATAAGGTTGTTCTTTTGTCCATAAATGTTCTTTATATTTCATAATATCATTCAATCCATTTTTTCCAATAATCGTTTCCATAACAAATATATCTTCATCTCCTGAAGTTTTTTTATCATTAAAATTAAACGTTGGATAAACAATATTTAAAGCTTCAATTAATTTTTGCAAAAGTAAATATCCAAACGATTCCATAGAATCAAAAACATTTACACTTGATTTATCACCAACTTTTTTGAAAATATCTTTGTATTTATTACGTAATGTTTTTATAATAAACTCATAACCTGTTCTTTGATAATCTGTTATTTTATTTACAAAAAGTAATTTGTGTATGTTCTCCATTTTATTTTTAATTTTCGTTTTATTTAATTGAATAGTCGGTAATTTTTTCAGTTTATTTTTACTATTTTCGTTATATATTCGAATAGGAAATAAGAATGGGTTCTCCCCTCTAACATAAGAAACGTATCCTGTTAATTTTCTTTTTAATAAATCATAACCTTTATTTTCATCTGTTCTGAAATCTCCATTTTCATTAAACACATCATTTATTTTTATTTGAGAACGTTTATCATTCAAATTCATTAGATTTGTTATCCAAATAATTTCTTCATGTGAATTATACATTGGAGTTGCAGACAATAATAATAAACGTAAATTGTTTGTATATTTTACAACTTCCATCAAAAGCTCTGCGCATTTTTTATTAACATTTTTATTGTCACTTGTTAATCTTATATTATGTACTTCATCAATAATAATTAATCTATTATCAAATATAGATTGTATTTTCTTTATTTTATTAGATTTTTTGTTTATTTTTGATAAACCGATGCTTTCAATTTTAGAACTAATAAAATTCGCCAATTGCGTATAGCCCATAAAAACATAATTCTTGTTTATTAGATTTTTTATTTGGCTAATAATTTTTGCTTTTGGTATATCTTTCATTATTGTAGGATTAATTTCTTTTAATAACTCAGTACCAACACATGAGTTCAAATTCCATATTCCATTTTCATATTTTAATTTACGTTCATCAAATAATTGTAATCTGAAATTGTCTTGTACATTTGGTGATGCTATAACCATAATTTCTCTATTAATACCCACTTGTTTCATATAACTTCTCATTTCTTCAGAAACACCAATTGCACTACATGTTTTACCAGATCCTAAACCATGATATAATAATAAACTGTTATAAGGAGTATTAAAAGACATAAAGTTTTTTACAAATAATTGATGAGGCATAAGTTCAAAATCAGTATTACATAATTTATCAGATTGTTCCTTTATATTATAAATATTGCCATCATATTGAGTATCATTAAATTGTTTTTGATTTGAAATTTTAATACTAAATTCTGTATCATTCATTCTAGGATATAAGTGATCTAAATAACTTTCATCAAATTCCTCATGTGTTAAATTGTTTTTTTTCTTTTTTATTTTAATAATATCTGTTTTTTTTTCAGTAACAGGAACAGATGGTAATATCTTAATTTTAGGTTTTCGAATAAAAATCTTTTGTTGTTGTGGTATATTTTGCATTATATTTTTGATTGTTCTATTTTTAATAGTGCGATCTTGATAAATTTCTATTTTACAGTTTTCTTTATTAATTACATATTCATTTTCAAATTTCTCGTCTGATAATAAATTTCTCAATCCTTCTGGCATTAATCTAATAAAATAATCCGGATGAGTTTCATCATTACTTTTTCTTTTTAATTGATATATTTTTAATAATTCACATTTACCAGTTGTAGGATAACGCCTATGAAATGGCGGACATGGTTCTTTTTTTAACATATTATATACTATAATATCATATATTAACTATAAATTATAAATCGTAGAATTATTAATACATTCATTAATATTTTTAATTATTTTTATTTTTTCTAAATTATATGGCCTTATTAAATTAACACATTCGTCAATATTAAACCAACCCATTTTACTTACTTCTGTTTTTTGAAAATTGTCAATATTTAATGTATTTTCATTATTCATATACATAATAAAATATTTATGTTTATAACTTTTATAATTTGAACCCATAAATATCTCATATACCGGCATTATATTTTGAATATTATATATTTTATTTTTTTCATATCCAGTTTCTTCACAAAATTCACGTATTGCACAATCATAATCTTTTTCAAATGTATTTCTTCTTCCTTTTGGAAATCCCCATTCAGGTTCATTCCATATTTTATTTACATTTGATTCTTCTATTAAATCTTTTAACGTAAAATACTCATTATTATATAAAATACCATTAATAATTGAATTAAATTTATCTCTTGAAATATTTTCTTCTGTTTTATATTGATTATTTGTTTTCATATCACACCATATATTTTTCCATAATTCATCAAACTCTTTAATTAATAAAAAATCCTTTTCTTCTTTCGTCATTTGGTTCAACATATTAATAATATATTCTTTATTATGAATTGAATATTTACCCCTCATAAAATCTATGAACCCTAATGTTTCTTTACGTCTTATCATTAAATATTCTAAATTATTATTATAATATCTAAATGCAATAACACCAATACTGGTTATTGGCATTTTACATTGAGAATATGAATGTCCTATTTTTCCACAATTATTACAAAAATTATCCATTTTGCGATACAATTAAATAATTATAATAAACAAATTCTATATACTTTTATAATATACATGACATATAATCCAGAAATTTGGGGACCTCATTATTGGTTTTTCTTACATACAATTGCACATTCTTATCCTGAATTTCCTAATGCGGTTACTAAAAGAAAATTTTACGATTTAATAATAAATATGCCTTTATTTATACCTAACAGTAATATTGCGAATAATTTTAGTAACATATTAGATAAACATCCAGTTACTCCTTATTTAGACAATCGAGATTCGTTTAAAAAATGGATGCATTTCATACATAATAAAATAAATGTAATGTTGAACAAAGACGAATTGTCTTTTGAAGACGCAGAACACCTCTATAAAAAATCATATTTACCAAAAAAAGTATTATTAAGTGAAAAATTTCGTATAAAAAAACATCACATTTATTTATTTTTTACATTAATTTCTTTTTTTTTAATATATCTATTTTATAAATAGTAAATATGAGATTTGAAATAGTCATTATAATAATTACATCTTTGGTTATTGGTAATATATACACAGATGGAAAAATTATTAAATTAGCATTATCATGGACAAAATATTATAAAATGATTGGTGTAGCCATTGTAGGTTATATGGTTATTTGGATGTTAAGAAAAAACCCAGAACGGGCAAGAGAGATTATTAATAGTTCGAATGAATATTTAAAACATTTACCTGTTGATAAAAACACTACTAGTTTTATAAATCCAATTTTAGATATGACTAGTCATCAAGATTTTATTACTCATCCACAATCTATGTTAAATACACCTTCTTCGCACAATTATCAAAATCGAGTTATGAAAACAAATGGACGAGTTTCAAAACGTTCAGTCAGTGAAACAAAAAAGAAATTTGTTGCAGCCAGTCAATCATGGAGATGTGGTGATTGTCAAGTACAATTACCCGCTTGGTTTGAAGTAGATCATACAGTTCGATTAGAACATGGCGGTAGTAATAATGTTGATAATTTAGTGGCGCTTTGTAGAGATTGTCATGGTAAAAAAACCGCTATCGAGAACTTATAAATTATTTAATATATATATATAATAAATAATGGAAAAGGTAAATAGTATTTTTACATATGCAAAAGAATATTTAAAAACAAGTAATTCTAATGTAAATAGCTCGATACCGAATAGTTATTTAAGTAATGATTTTAAAAAAATAACAAATATAGAAATGTTACAAAAAAATCAAATACAACTATTAATATATATTATATTTTTTATACTAATGATAACTTTTGCAATTATTTTACATTTTTTGTCAGTAGATAAAAATTTTTTGACATCTAATTTGTTTAATACATTATATTTGATTTTTTTTCCTTTATTATTAATAATATCTTTGATTGTTTTTATTAAAAAAGAAAAAGAAAAATTTAGGTTATTTGGTATTATGATTTTACTAATACTTATTATTTATGGAACTGTTTCGGTAAACAATTATATTAATACATTTAGTGTTGATAGTAAATATTATGTTAATATTTTATTTCAAATTACAACATTAGTTATTATTTTATTAGGATTTACTATTTTTTATAATATATTTAGTGAACGTATTAGACGTTTAACCGGTATATCCGGATTTATTACAAATTTTATTTTATTCATTCCTTGTTTGATTAACGATTTTTTTGAATATATAAAACAAGAATGGAGTTTAACACCTTCTGTTGTTTTTATTTTACTTTTATTTGAAATTGTATTTATATTATTGTTTTTATATTTACCCAAATTAATGAAAACACAAATTATTGAAAAAGGTAAAGTTCTCCAACATACGCCAGTATTTTTGGATAAAGAAAAAATAATAGCAAATTCAGATGATTTACCCAAGTCCGAGTTTGTTCAACATCGAACCGATAATGATGACACGACCAGTGAAATAAAAAATGAACATAATAAAAATTATACGTTATTTATGTGGATTTATTTAAATCCGCATGAGCCTTCAAATGTACCTAAAAATATATTTAGTTATGGGAATATCGAATGTTATAAACCTAAAATAGAATATATTGGAACAAATAATTCAGGTGAGAACTTTGAACAAAAGGATAAATTAAAAATAACATTTACAAAAATATCCGAAACAGAAAAATACGAAACATATGTGGATGTTACTAATCAAAAATGGAATTTATTTGCATTTAACTATACAGAATTAGGGGCAGATTTGTTAATTAATGGAGAACTAGTTAGAAGTATAACATTTTCAAACAATATTCCTTCTTATAGCAATCAAGATAAAATTATAATTGGTTCAAATGATTATATTGACGGCTCAATTTGTAATGTAACATATTCAAAAAAAGTATATTCTAAGGAAGAAATTGCAAGATATTATAATATTTTATTTAACAAAAATCCACCATTAAATTATATAGTATAAAATATATATGAATACTTCAATTATTATTCTAGGAGTTTTATTAATATTAGTAATTGTTTTTATGATATTTCGTAGTTATTTTTCAGGTGAAACTACTTTAAAAAATCAGGTTAGTTTTAAAAATCAACAACCAAACATTCCGCATGATCAATTATCAAATTCAAATTCGCCTTATGTAACATATAGTATTTGGGTTTTTGTTAATTCATGGGATACAACAAGAGAAAAACTAATATTTAAAAGGGATAATGATGTTTCACTATATTTAGATAGCAATGAAGCAAAATTAGTTGCTTTTGTAGGTGAAAATTTATCGTCTGTGCAAGATGGTGATTATAATAGTTTTACCACAGAGACAACACCCGTGAATAAAATTACTGTAACAAATAATTTCCCTGTTCAAAAGTGGGTATGTGTTCTTATTAGTGTTGATAATAACATTGCTGATATATATTTAGATGGAAAATTAGTAAAATCTGTACAAACAAGTGGGTTTTTAATGGGTCACGAAACGTCTCCTATTGTTTTCGGTGCGGGTTGGGATGGCTATTTTGCAAAATTTGAAAGAAAACCAAAATCAACCGATCCAAAAGCGGCTTGGGACAAATACATGGAAGGAAATGGCGGTTCCACATTAGCAAATGCATTTGGTAATTATGGAATGTCTTTGAATGTATTAAAAGATAATTCTGTAACAAGTAATTTTGTTTTATTTTAAATATATAATTATTTATCCTTTATAATTATATAGTAATGAATTATCAACCTCCAAATATGAATATTCAAAATAGTTTAAATAGCATGTCTCAATCAATGAATAATGTACGTGAATCATTTAATAAAACAATTAGTGATGTTTCGGCTCAAGACATTACAGAAGCTGGAAAAGATTTTATTAATTCAAATAGTTTAGTGGCAAAATTTGTTTTTTTAATTATGATTTTAATTCTTTTCATGGTGTTGTTAAATTTAGGTATATATTTAATTTTGTATTTTACGAAACCAGACAAGCAACCTTATTTAATAAAAGGTTTAATCGCGGGTAGTTCTAGAAAATTTATTCCTCAAGACCCTAAAACAGGAACTGCTGTAAGAATATACAGATCTAATAATGAAAATAAAGGTTTAGAATTCACTTGGTCTGTTTGGTTAAAAAGAAACAGTTTACCTAGTGAAGGAGGTAGTAAAGAATATGAACATATTTTTAGCAAGGGTAAATTTCAACCAGAAGCAAATGGAATTACAACATTAGGAAATGCACCTGGTGTTTATTTTAACGGAAATGATCCAAATGTAAATAAAATATTAATAAGAATGGATACAGTTGTAAATGATACATTAACCAATCATTTTGAAGAAATCGAAATAGATAATATTCCATTACGACGTTGGTTTCATTTAGCAATTCGTATTGAAAATAAAATTATGGATATTTATATTAATGGTGTAGTAACAAAACGTGTTGTTTTTACAAAATTACCAAAACAAAATTATGAAAGTGTTTATATAAATCATAATGGTGGGTTTGACGGTGGATTATCCGATTTAAGATATTTTGATAGTGGATTGAATGTTTTCCAAATATTAAATATTGTTAATGCTGGGCCAGATTTAAGATCAGCGGATGGTGATACAAATAAAAATTATGATTATTTATCAAATTCCTGGTACATGTAGATCATATAATATATATATTATATTATATGAGTAAAGAAATTTTACCCGGTTATTTACAACCTGACGCTAACTGTGGTGCAAATGAAATATTTAATATGAGAAATCAGTTTTTAAGAAATCAAAGAGCTCGACGATTACCATTAAGATTTGAGATAATTTCTCCTTATACAAATACAACTTTATCGCAAGCAAATAATGCACCTCCACAATTTACAGAAGAACAATTAAATATGCGAAGAAAAGCTGAAATATTGCAATATAAAAAAAGTTCTTCACAATCTTCGGGTTTAACAAAAAAACAGAGATTTAGTAAATTAGTAAGTGGACCGTTTCAGCGAAAAACAAAAACATTATATAAATTTAATATTGTTTATACATTGAATAATTTATTTGAAGAATTTATTGATGATCAAAATACCAATACTTATTTTAATTTTATATTATCATCAAGAGATGATAATAGTTTGGCTTTAATTACAAATGGTATTAATAATATATATTCAAGTATTTTGTCCATTCCTTTAACTTCATTAAATTCCACTATCACTAACAATAATATTAATGTAAATATTACTGAAACGATTACTTTTATTTCTAGAGAAGAAATAGAGCAAATTATTACGGATGTAAGTGGACAAGTATATAATGTAATTCAAACAAATTCAGGTGCATATTATGGTGTAAATACTTCTTATCATTTCACAATGAGTGCAGGATTGACTTTTAACAGCAGTATTTTTAATGTGGGTCCTTGTAAAACAGACTTATTTATTCCTACATTGTCCAGTTCTTCTGATGTTCCTGGACCAATTGTTGAATTGAAATTTGATCCAAATGTGCCATTATATAACTATACGCAAGGTCAAAGTAATGCAATTACTGAAGAAGAGGAACTTAATGAACCATGGACATTTTCCACTTCAAATAATATTGCCATTAGTGGATTTAATGTTGAACAAACATTATTTTCATTAACAATTGGTCCAACTGACAATGATTTTGATACATTTAGTTTTAAAACTCCAATTGGATTTTATATTAAAGGTAATGCTCTAAGCAGTGATCAACAATTGAATGAAGTATTTACAATAAGCAGTATTGATGTAATCGTTTGTTTTGGTAGTACTGTTATTAGTGATTTAACGCCTACAATAATAACAGACAATATAGTTAGTTCTATCGATTTTAATGTAACGGCAACAAATAAGGAAGAGTTTGAAATGGTATATTATTTGGGAGAACTAAGTGTAAATGATTTAAGAATATCCACACAATTTGGCTTTATTTATGATATTAAACTAAAATTTAATGTATTTTCTAGTTTAAACGGTATTTATGAAAATTTACTAATAGGTAATTATTTGAATTTAGAAAACAAAACACTCTCAACTACTGGTATTAGTATTAATAGTACTATTCCTTCAAATATTGTTCAAAATATGGAATCAGAATTTTATCTTGAAAGTCTTTTTTAATTTTGCATATTTGCATTCAAACATATTTGCTGACTTGGAAAAATCTGACCAGACATGCACTTATCTTGTTCAGTTACTTCAACGCATCCACGTTTATTATTATATTCACCTACTAAACACCATCCTTTTTTGCTAGATGAAATTGGATTTTGTATAGGATTTTCAGTAACATCATTTTCAGGCATAGAATAATTTGTATTTAAATAATTATTATCAATATCATCTTCTAAAGTTTGTTCCAACTTTGCTCTTGTATTTGGATTTAAATTATTTTTACTTGCTTTTATCATTAAATTTCCAACATTTTGTACGGTTCCTTCTGCAATATCTAAAGTTACTTTTCCTGTATCAGATACAATATCAGCGGTTTTGTTTAAAACATTACCAGCAGTGTATCCCAATAATGATAATAATTGAGACACAATGGGTTCAAATAAATTTACAATATATTTGATAATATCACTAATCATATCCAATAAATTTATTCCTAAAAATGATAATATTAGTAATACTACTAATACTCCTATCAATACGTTTTTATATGTATCAAAATTTGGCGGTGGGGTCGAAGACATAGTTGAACTGTTATCCATAATAAATATATATTTATGGTAGATACTTTTTTCGTTTATTGTAAAGCATTTTTTTATTTATTTATATAAAATAATGGCGAATTTTAGTTTATTTGAAACATTTTTCTTTATTACTTTAGTAATAACATTTATATTAATACTATTATTAGTATATCATTTCAAACAAAGAATTACAACAATGGAAGAAAGATGCGATAAAATGTTTGATATTATTCAAACCATGTCACAGGAATTAAATAGACAACATGCTCCTATGGGTAATTTTCATTTAAGTCCTCCTCAATTTGTAAAATTAGATAATACGGTAGAAAATGATATGGTGGATGTTATTAATTTCAATGAAGAAAAAATTTATGAAAATACTCAAATGGAAAATTATGTAACTCATGTAGGAAACGAACATATAGAGACAGACGATGATACTGAAAGTGGCGATGATGCAGATGATGAAGAAAGTGTAGAAAGTGTAGAAAGTGTAGAAAGTGAAGACGATGACGAAAGTGTAGAGGATGTAGAAGAATTAAAAATAACAAAAATAGAAGGCGATGAGGTTTCTTTAGAACAAATTGAAAATTCTATTGGTGAAGAAGATAAAATGGAAATTTATAAAAAAATGAGCGTAAATGAATTGAAACAGAAAGTAATTGAAAAGGGACTTTCAACAAATACAGGAAAACTGAAAAAAGGTGATTTACTTAGTTTATTAGAAAACGAATAATATATTTACTATATATAAATGAATTTCAAAATGGAGACAAGTTTTGCACCTTATCAGGAAACTATAGAAAGAAAAGAATTTAGTTATGTTTCTCCCTATGAAAAAGAAAGTAGAGAAACAGTTGTAAAAAATATGATCTCAACAAATCATAAATATAGACAATTTATGATAAGAGGTTCTCAATCAATTAAAGAAATTAATAAAAATAGATATGAAAATGCTTAAAATCAATATAAATCTTATATTATATTTATATTGATATGATTGCCAGTTTTGATATTGGTATAAAAAATATGGCATATTGCATATTTGATATTTGCAATAACATACCACTTGTTATAGATTGGGATGTTGTTAATTTAATGAGTGGTGAAACAATAGAGAAAAAAGTATGTAATCAATGTACAAAAAAAAACAACATATGTGGAAAAAACGCAAAATATGAATTCAAAGATAATTTTTATTGTGAAAAACATGCAAAAATGAGCAGTTTTATGTTGCCAGATAAATCATGTTCTCCACCACAACTAAAAAAACTAAAAAAGGATGATTTAATTAATTTTGCAAATTCTAAATTTATACCTATAGACAGTGATACGAATAAAGATATAATATTAAATAAAATAAATATATTTTTAGAGAACATTTCATTAAAAGTAATAAAAAAGGATAAAACAAAGGCATCAAATATAGATTTAATAACAATCGGAAAAAATATTAAAACAAAATTTGATAAAATCAAAAATATGAATACTTTAGAAAAAGTTATAATAGAGAACCAAATATCACCAATTGCAACACGTATGAAAACGATACAGGGTATGCTCGCTCAATATTTTATTATGAAACATGATAATATAAAAATAGAATTTTTATCGTCTTCTGGAAAACTTAAGGGATTTGAAAAACAAAATATAAATGAAAATTCGGATTATAAGCAACATAAAAAGGACGCAATTTATTATTGTAGACAATTTTTAGAAAAACCAGAATATTGTGAATGGAAATGGGTTTTAGATAATAATAAAAAAGATGATTTAGCGGATTGTTTTTTACAAGGAATGTGGTATTTAAAAAATAAATAATATATTACGCGTAGAACTTAAACATTAATTTTATTATTTTATAATAAAACTGACATGGAAGAAATAACTTTTAGTGAACTAGAGCCAATAAATATTAATTTAGGTGATGAACCAAAAACCAATTTTGGGAGTGGTATTGAACTATTGATGAATGATAAAAAAAAAAGTAGTGAACATGCAACAAGTATTGATGTAAGTGAATTGGATAAATTAGAGGATGATTTGAATGATCTTTCATCAATTAAATTGAATAGTAGTAATTTTCAAGAAAAGCCAATTACATTAAAAACAGACTCCAAAGATGTTTCATTAAATTTAGACGAAAATACTTCCAGAATTGGTAAAGAAACCGTTGAAAGTATAGGTAAAAATACAACTTGGGATGGATTTATGAAAATAAATGAGGTCCCTGAAAATGTATCAAAACCAACCACATCAATGAATGAACGTGATAAAAAAAGAAAAAAAAGATCAATGCTTAAATCAATTGGTGATTGGCAAGAAAAAGGATATGTAAAGAATGATATTCGTTTAGATAATAATTCTACTTTTGAAGAAATAGAAGATGAATATGAAAGTGCATTAGAAGATAAGCGTAAAAGAGATTCAATAAAAATACAGCAGAATTGGTTAATTACATTTATTAATACAATTGAATATGGTAATGCAATGTTTGACCCATTTAATGTTAGTTTAGATGGTTGGGGAGAACAAGTAGGAGAAGATATTGATAGTTATGATGAGATATTTGGAGAACTTCACGAGAAATACAAAGGAGGAAAAATGAGCCCAGAGTTGAGTTTATTATTAAGACTTGGGTTTAGTGCAAGTGTTGTACATTTTAGTAATAGGGCTTTATCAAGTGCTGCTCCTGGATTTAATGATGTAATTAAACAATCGCCAGAATTGATGAGAATGTTTACAAACGCAACAGTGGATTCAATGAAAAATTCATCACCTGGAATGGCATTTGCAGAAGAATTAATGAACACAAAACCAAGTACTAATTTTGGTCCACCGCCCGCGCCAGCTGAAACGCGAAACCAATCTCCTCCACAAAGACCCGGTCAAATGAAATTTACTGAAAATCCAGGTTCAAGACCAGATTTGGCAGTAGGAAGAGGAATGTTTAAAGATACAGGAGTAGAATTGAGTTCACAAAGTAAAGTAAATGAACAACCAGTGAGATCAGCAAGACCAGAAATGTTGGGACCTAATAATACCGATATTGACAATATTTTGTCAGGATTGAAAACAAAACAAGAACCACAAATAAACAATATTGTTGTTGATATTCATGATAAAAGAGATGAAGATTCCATGATTAGTGTAACAAGTTTAACAAATTTGGAAGGAAATACAGCACCAAAGAAAACAAAACGTAGAAATCGATCTGATAAAAAAGTAGTTAGTATGGATATTTAGATATAAAAATAATATTATAATTTAATATAATTATGATATTACCAATAAAATCATTATTAATGAAATATACAATCACTGGTTTAATTGCTCCTCATGGTATGACTGACTATATTCATGCATTTAAAAATAATACATTATTAGAATTAAATGGTCTATATGCATTAACAACCGGATCTTTTGTATTATTGGATCAAATAGATCAATCTGCATTAATAAATATCATATTTATTTTTTCATCCATTTTTCATTTTCAGAGGGACGTTCCTTTAGAAAAAAAACCCCAACGATGTTTTATTATAACAATGTTTTTTCTTTTTTGTTTTTTAGTTAATAATGAATTTTTGCTTTATTATATGAGTGTTGTGCATGTACCAAATCATTATAGAATAAACTGGGATTTAATGAAAAAATTACCATTACAAAGTATTGGATTATTATCTGTTTCGACGTTTTTAATCATGGCTTTGGGACAGCAATTCTATAGTGAAGAGAATATGTTAATGAATGATGTATTGAAAGGAATTGTAGTTAGTCATATTTTGTATGAAGAACTATATATATTTAATGATTAACGTTTTTTCATTTCATTGTCGAAATCTTTCTTTGTTAGTTTGTATCCCCAATGTTGGAGAACCTGACGTATTTTTGGACTAATATTTTCATCATTATATGACCCGTTTTTTTTTTGTATTTGTGTTATTAAAAACTTAAAAAACCTTCCGTTTGTTCCTGCTAAACTTTTCCATCGATTTATTTGTCTTATATCATCGCTTCCTCTTTTACCATTATAAAAATCACAATACCAATGTACCCATCCATATGGATGGCTGGATTTAATCCAGTTTTTACTTTCCCAAAATTCTAATGTTGTTCCTACTTTCACTTTGTATTTATTTTTTTTTATATCATAATCCGGTGATGACAAATCATCTTCTGGTATACCAGACCACCAAGATGATGGATATTTTTTATGTTTATTTTTTAATGTATTATTAGAAAACTTAGATTTAATGGGTCTCCAATATGTACCACCAAATGATCCTAATTTAAACATTTGTCTTGGTGATAAATTTGGTCTAAAATCTGGATAATCATCAAAATATATTTTTCCGCTTCTTTTTTTTACTGTTTTATTGTTTGGCATTTTATATACTATAAGAATATAAAATACATAATTGGGCTCTGCAGGGAATCGAACCCTGGACCTCCTGCACCCAAAGCAGGAATCATACCTCTAGACCACAAAGCCGTATATAATATTATTATATTTAAATATTATAATTTTAACGTAATTATTATTTTTAGAATTAAAATTGAATTGTTTTTTAAAAATATAAGATAAAGTATAACATTAACATGTCAAATTTCCAAGAGATTACAATAAATGAAACATCTAAAATATGGTATCCATCAATAGAAGTAAATAATTTAAAAGAAGGTATTAATTTGGTTCCTTTTTCTGAAAAAACATCAAACGAATATGGAGAATTTATATTTAATATGGACAAAAAAAATACTTGTTTTCAAATTTTAGAACAAGAAGAAGAAGAAGAAGAAGAAGAACAATATCTAATAATTAAAGAAATTAATGAAAGAATTGACAAACTTTATGAAAGCGGTGAATTTGAAAAAAACAAAGGTTCTTTACATGCACAATTATCTGATAATAAATATTGGAATGCTGGTTTAAATATTGTGTATTTCTTCACACATAATGATATTGATCGTGTATGGATTGGCAATTCATCGAGTGATTTAAGATGTCATACTATTTTCAAAGATAGAAAAAGAAATATGATATATGAACTTCATTATGCACATGGTAAATGGGATATATTTCCTTTAAGTGATATTAATAATTATTTGGAAGAATACAAACCTGAATTACTAGAAAACAAACAGTGGATGAAATTAAATGAAAAGTTACCTTATTATGATATGGTACCTCTTGATTGTATAGATAGTGAATAGAAATAATTAGCTAGAATACATAATAAAAATTGAATTATTTTTTACTTTTTTTGTTTATGTTATAAAATTACCAATGATATCATTCTCTCAAATATATAGCAAAGATCAGAAAATTCCAGAATTGGACAGAATATTACCAATAGAATTACATGCAAATATTGGTAAATATTTAGGTTATTCTCGCCATTTTTATATCATTATGCGATTATTAAATAATAGTAAGGTTACTAATGAAATAAAAAGGTATTTGCATAATAACTGTTATCCATATTTTAATAGACTTAAACATGATGATATTAATTATGATATGATTTTTCATCAAATATTATTTGATAATATACATAACTCTGTGGAAATACATAAAATATTACCTTTGTTTTATAAAAAAACACATGAAGAAAAGTTTATTACTTCAAATGAACATATCAAAATAAATGAATTATTAACAACCGGCTATTCATTAGAGACTGAACGTGATAATTCATTTGAAGATGAAGATGAAAACACATTAACCTGTCATGTTTATCATGTATTTAGAATTAATGAGAAACCTATAATATTTCAAGTCACTCACGTTCAAACAATTATTGCTTTGTTAGCACAAGATCTTAATTATTGTTTCAAAAGAAAAGGTGAAACGAAAGAATTATATTTTCAAGCTTATTATAAAAATCCTTCATTAAAAAAAATAAATAAACATAGTATTAAATTGAAATCTAAGTTAAAAAAAAAGTTCGTATTAAAATATAACAATGGTGATGTGTTTTAATATTATTACACCTTTGTACATTTAAAACGCCTATTTTAAGGCAGGTTATTTTTTAGTTTCCGTGTTCTATTATATGCTCCCTTAAATATTTTTTCATATTTTTATTTAGGTTTTATCGTTTATAACCTTTTCTATATTTTATTTTAACTTTTCAAGTAATTCCTCCATCGCAATAGTTTTGAAGAACGAAAGTCAACTATTAAAGTTCTGTATGTATACAATCAATTTTAGCGTTTATAAATTCACATTTATGGTAAATAAAAATATTTTTTTATATTATATGAATTATTGTATAAATAATACACCGCCTTGTTGCGACAGTTCTGAAGATGGGACCGATTGTCATTTTTTGCAAGAAACAATAAGGAGTGAAAATAAATACTACATGATGAATGAGGAGCATCAAGCATATAAGGATTATGAATATGATATATATTACAGTGTGAAGTATGATAATAATAAATATAGACGTGATATGAATGTAGAAGGAATAAGAAACGGATTATTACTTTATAAAATGCGCATGCAATGGATGCATAAATACATACGCCCAGATTGTTATACATGTGATAACTCTTCACGTGATCACGAGGGTAATTGTAATGCGCTTTGGAATGCTTTAAGATATAGTCTTTATACCGCTTTTCAAAATAATACAATTGATTCTAGAGATTTAGATTTAAGTGATTATAATGATCAAAACTATTTGTCTTTGAATGATGTAGATGACATATTAATAGACATGCAACCATACCAAGAGGTTATAGATGATACAGTGAATGATATGATAAAGTGGAAAAGAGATGATAGAGTGAGCTCAACAAAATTCCAAGTTCGGAAAACAAGACCACCGCCACGCCCACGCGAGTGGCCATCAGATAATAATAATGATGATAATAATGATGATAATAATAATGATGATGGAGATGATGGTGATGATGATTATGATGATGATGAAGAAGAAGATGATGATGATGATGCTGAATATTATGATGATGATGATCAAATGGATGATGATGGTCAAATGGATAATAATAATTATGGGGGAGGATCAATAAAAAAAGGGACACGACGCGGAGGAAAAACAAGATGTGTTAAAAAACACAATTGTAAAAATAAAACTAAGAGAAAAACAAGATGTGTTAAAAAACACAATTGTAAAAATAAAACTAAGAGAAAAACAAGATGTGTTAAAAAACACAAAAAATAAAATAAACAATCCACATTGAAATCTAAGTTAAAAAGTTAGTATTAAAATATAATAATGGTGATGTGTTTTAATATTATTAAAATAATATTAAAAATAAATAATACTTATTGTTTTTTTATTGTATACAGTTTATTTTCGGTTTGTTTTTCTTTTCTTTGTTTTTCTTTTCTTTGTTTTTCTGCGAATTGTTTTTCTGCGGCTTGTTTGTTGTCTTCTTCCATTAAATCACCTATCGCATTAAAATTTACATATTGCATATCATCTTCATTATATTTTTTGTTTAGATTGCTCATTATATATATTTATTAGAAAGAAATCCAAATAGTAGATATTAGAATTATTCTATATATTTATTTTTTACATCATATAAATTCCATATTTCTGGATATTTATCATCTATTAATTTTAAAATTTCATCACACTTTAATATTTTTTCTTCTTTTAATTTTGTACTACAATCCTGCATTAATGGTTTAGTTTTTAATATTATTTCACGAGCATGATCATTTGCCATTATTAATAATTTATTTACTTCTTGATCAATTAAATATTTGGAATGATCACTCATGTCAGGATATATATTTTGTTTACCCATTCCATAATTAATAATCATGTTTTTTGCTAACTCGAATGCTTGTTCTAAATCTTGACGAGCACCCGTTGTAACTGAATACCCGAAGAATATTTCTTCTGCTATTCTACCTGATAACAAAACCATCAAATGATTAAATAATCCTGTCTTTGTATAAATATTACTATCTTCATCATTTCTCTCAAAAATAGTATAACCGGGTGTTTTTGGTGACCATAAATTCAATACAATCTTCGATAGTTTTGCATGATCATGACACAAAAACCCCACAATCGCATGACCAATTTCATGCATGACTATTCTATCAATAATATCATCGCTAAATTTACTTTCTTTACTTTGCCATCCTGCATAAATACGATTTAATATATATTCCATATCATCTGGTTTTATTATTTCTCTCTTTTCTCGCAATGCTTTCAACATTGCTTCATTTAATAAATTTTCTATTTGAGCACCTGAAAATCCACCGGTAGTTTCAATTAAATCGTCTATTGATATTGTTACATCCATTGGTTTTCCTTTTGAATGTATTTCAATAATAGCCTTACGTGTTTCGCTATCGGGACTTCCAAAATATATATTCTTATCAATTCTACCTGGACGAGTTAATGCAGAATCTAATAAATCTACGCGATTTGTTGCACCAATGACAAAAACCCCATTACTTTCTTTAAACCCATCTAAACATACTAATAATTGATTTAAGGTTTGATCTTTTTCGGAATTAGATGTATCATCGGTTCCGCGTGCACGTCCAAGTGCATCAATTTCATCAATAAATACAATACATGGTTTATTTTCACTTGCAATCTTAAATAATTCACGTAGACGAGACGCACCTACACCAACATATTTTTCAGCAAATTCACTTCCAGAAACTGGTATAAATGAAATATTTAACTCTCCGCAATATCCTTTTGCTAATAAAGTTTTTCCATTACCTGGTGGTCCTTCAAAAATAATACCTTTTGGTGTTCTCACATTAAACTTTTGATATTTTGAAAAATTTAGTAAAATATCGGATATTTGCATAAGCTCATCCTTTATTTTTTGATATCCACCTACATCATTAAATTTTGTTTTCATTGAATGATAAATTTGAAAATCTCCTTTTGTTTCAATATCCTCATTTGTATGTGCACGTTTGTTATCAGAACCTTGAATAGGTTGACTTGAAATAATAATACGTGGTCCTCTATAGCGAAACACACCCTGTTCATCTACATATCCAGTTGGATTAAGATTACGCCGATTGTCATCAATTGTATATTTATTATCATTTTCGTCTTGTATATTTTCGTCTCTTTCATCTTCATTTATTTGCTGTTTATAGGATTTTATAAATTCATTATTTATATTTTCTAATACTTTTGTTATATTCACTTCCGAAACTTCTTTATTAATTATAGATATTTCTTCACTGGTGGTTTCATTATTTAAATGTTTTGCATAAATTCTATTTCGCATATAGGGGTTGTACCGACTATTTTTTAAATAAAAAATACGTTCTAACTTTTCTATATTTTTTTTATCTAGATGGTTTGGGTCGAACATCATCTTTGGTATTCTGTTATATGATACACATCTTTCAAATAAATAAAAAAATAAAAAAATAACGCACAATCGCATTTTATAATATACAAAATAATTGTCTATATTCTTTTATAAAAAAATCGATTTAAAGTTTTAAGATGAAAGGGTGTATATGCAAAATCCTATTATATTTATTTTTGATAATATAAAACATAGTTGTATATTGTTGTTTATTTCTTTTATAAAATGGTTGAATATTTATAAAATGAATACTCATAATTTTTTTGATAAATATTATAATGAATATCCTATAATAAAAACATCATTTCAAAGTTATGAAAATTGCAAATATGAGATAGATAAATTAATATATGATTATAAAATTGAAAATCCTAGGTTATGGTGTTCTATTATAAGCATTAATAATAATGTATTAAAAGAAAATACAATTAAATTAGAGGAGAATTATTTACAAGAAGATACTATAAATAAATTTATTAGTTTAATGCAAAATACAAATAATGATGAAATTAATAAAAATAGTATTATAATTGCAAAAACAGAAAATATGCGCATTTGTAAAAAATTATCTGATATTCATTTGACGAATGAAAATACTCAAAAATATTTTTTATCTATTGAATATAGACATCCCAAAATGAACGATCCAATTGAAATACATTTATTACCTGAATATTATATTACTAATAATGAAATTCTTTCATCTGAATTTGTATTAAGATATCTTGAATATCAAAAACAACCATTTGTTTTTGATAAGGATTATTCTTTGAATATTATGGATTATAAATTAAATATGATTACTTTAAAAAATAACGAATTTATTCAATTATTAAATAATAATTATTTAATAAAATAAATTATACGTAATTTAGTAATTATAACAATATAAAGATTAAATAATGATTTTATTTAAGAGTAAATGAAATCCCAAAATTCACATCACGAACTATCAAATACATGGGATTTGTATTATCATTCACCAAATGATACAAATTGGAAATTATCTAGCTATAAAAGTATTATGAAAGATATAAGTAGCGTAGAAGAGGTTTTAGCTTTAAATGAAAAAATAAATGATCAAGTTGTTAAACATTCTATGTTATTTTTAATGCGTTCAGGAATTAGTCCGCTTTGGGAAGATCCTAGAAATAGAAATGGCGGATGCTTTTCATTTAAAGTAATTAATAAACAAGTAAATGAAATATGGAAAAAATTATTTTATTCTATTTGTGGTGAATCGTTGTGTATTAACAATGATAATAATAAATATGTCAATGGTATTACAATCTCACCAAAAAAACATTTTTGTATAGTTAAAATATGGTTTGCAAATTGTGAATTACAAAATCCAAATATACTAATAGATATTGATAATTTACAAAAACAAGGTTGTTTATTTAAAAAACATGAACCTGAATTTTGAACAATTACAATAAATGTTTATAAATTTAATTTATAATCATTTATAATAAATTTTAGTGGATAACTATTTAATATTGACAACCATAAAATAAAATCCCATCTATACCACACGTCTATAAAATTTACATTAAAATATCTACAATATATGGTGGTAGATAATATTGATGTAGTTGTTATTACTAATAAAAAATCTAGACAACCTATTTTTTTATTCATATTATAATATGCATATCTATATTTTTTTATTAAAATTATTATTAATACCTAAATATGCTAGGAATATACCAAAGAAATTTTTTGAGAAGATATCCAATATATTGTAACTAATGTTTTTCCATAAATATGGCATTAATGCAGAAATACCATACAATCCCCAAATTCCGGAAAAAATAAAAAATAATATGGATCCATTTTTTGTATATTTTGCATATTTATCATAAATATAATAAAAATATATTAAAAACGGTACAAAACCATATAATACCGCTTGTGTATTTGGTATTATATTCAGTTCTCCTAAAAACCCAAATAATAACATAAGTAAATTCAAAAATAATATAATATTTAAATTATATCCGTGTTTTAAAATACAATGTTTAATATATGCAAATGTACTTTCTTCTTGAATTTCCGGTACGGTTTCACCATTTCGTAAATAATCTAAATATACAATCAATATAAATAACATACTTGGTGTTGTAATTATCCAATCGTAGTATCTTTTGGGAGTGATATCAACATTATTTGTAAAATAACTAAATAACCATAAATAAAAAATAAATTCTATTATTTGTACAAATAATTCTATTGCTAATAAACCTTTTATTAATAACATATCACCTTCATAATTTAATGATAATGCATATCCATCTATTAATCCAGTTAATATTTGTGCAAATAATGATAGTTTTACGGTTGTATATAATAATTGTTTTGTTGCGATTTGTGTCATATATATATATTTAATAATATTTAAACCATTGAATATTTAAAATGGGCGAGTTTCATTAATTCAATTATCATACAAATAAATTATACTTCTAGCTACTTACACGCTCTCTAACTCATCCCATAGTCTACAAAGTTGATTTGCATAAACAACCTCATTACCTGTCCATCCCGCTAAAATGGCGCCTCTATAAGTTGTCTCAGGTAAGATGGTGTTGTCATAACCCGCAGTTTGTACCATATATGTGTTCAACCTTGGGTTGATTTCCATTCGGTATTTGTCTACACATTTGTGTATGTCTATGTACAAACTTCCTCCGTATTTATTGCCCCATACAAACCCTTGACTTTTGATCTCTGGATCATTTCCGTATAACCCACCGTGTCCCACTTGCATATCCGAATAACAAAACCAATGATCGAATTTATAGGAGGACGGGGTCTGGAAAGCCATTTTGAAGAACAACCATACACCATTTTCGGTGCCTCCACCTACTTCTCCTCCTAGCGCGTTGATTTCGGAGTATTGTTCCAACAGGGGTCTTGATTTATCGACTTCGTATAGTTTTAGATAGTCGCCGAAAATCCCCACAACTCCACGTCCAGTTGCACGATACGCAGTTAGTAATCCGGATAGATTTCCTATATTTGCAACGGTTTGGGTTCCATATGCAGAACTAATAGTTCCATGAGCACTGCCACTATTATCACATAAAGATATTACATCTCCTTCTAACTCAGGATAATTTTCGATTGACATTTGTAAACACTTTTCTAAATATTCCACGATAATATCTCTATATTCGATCGAGACAACAACTGGAACCCTAGTCTTCTGCATCTTCTTGTTGGTTGGTTGTTCTTCAATATTACTTTCTTCATCTTCCGCGGTTACGGCAATTATTGCGGACTGGTCAAACATCTTTCTCATTTGCTCATATGCAGTTATATAACGGAACGGAAACTGCTTTCCACCTTTTACACCAGATAACAACATTTCAAGGTACCTTGTCATGTTTTCCATTCCTGGATCAGAACCTGCAAATCCTCGAATATTTCGCAATGCCGCCATATGAGGCATATGCCACTCCATTGCTTCAAGTGTTTCTAACCAATTCTTTCCCAAAGAACGATGTGTTTCCCATTTAATGTCCTTGTCATCTAATTCAAGACGACCGTCACTCATTAAACTCCGTAAACTGTCGTTTTTCTTTAAAGTTGATTTTGAAGGATGAGCTAAACGAACCATACTGATCGTTTCTTTACGATATTTTTCTTGTTGATATGCACTCAAGTTATTCAATCGATCTTCATATGCACGTTTGATAAAACTAGGGAACTTACTTTTACTACCAAATAATGCTTTCCAAGCATCTAAACAAGCAATCGCATCACCTGGAAGTAACCAGCATTTCACCAAGATATCACGAAACAACTTTGGGTTATTCTCATTAAATTCAACACGCTGTGGATGAGCTGCTGCAACTGCAAGAATTTGTGCAGTAGATCTACGCATGAAAAACACATTGCGACATTGCACCGCCAATTCAAGCGTTTTACCAAAGTCAAAATCTAATGCTGAATTCACTGCATTGTAAAACGTTGTATTTCGTGAAACACCCATATCGGTTGGTACTAAAAGATGATCTTTCAATTCTTTAAAAACATTATCTCTTTTTTTACTTGTTTTAAAATCTTCTATGTATGCTTCATCTCTTTCTATTGGTTGATAGTATGTAGGTTCTCCAAGAAAACTTGAAAAAGCAACCATTTTTAAACGGTTCAAAGGATTAAACAGTTTAAAGCTCTTTTCACCCATAAAGTTTGTCATTTCGTTAGTAGTAGTCATAATAATAAATATATTTTGTAATTATATTGAAAATATTCATTTT